GGTAGCTGTCCAAGAACCGTCCAACCATAGGGCTGAAAGGCTCTTAAACTACGTCCGGGGGCGTACCCCCTCCCCATCCGGGTCGGTCCATGCTTCGTCATGGATACGAATCTTGTCGATCACTCATCGAGGAAGTGACGGTTAGGTAGAATTCAGAGGTTGCCAGCCCTTACGGGGGTACGCACTTGCAAGAATTACTTCTCAGCCTCTTGGGGAGCAAACCAGACTAGTGGGATACTTAGGAGATTTGAGGATGGTGTTGCCGCCATCCAAACGCCAGTGGCCGAAGCCACGCCGAAGCGTCATCCGAAGATTCACGGGTGGGTTCTTTCGAATAGCCCATCGATCGCCACTCCATATATCCATAGCCTGAGTTACCTCTCCCCTCCTCGCCGGTGTTACCGGAGATTTCTTTCCCTCGCCCGACACCTCCCCTCATGAGACAACATCCGCACCAATCATCCTCTTGCCATGGATGCTGCCATGAAGCAACACAAAGAGGACCGTCAACTCCTACTCGCCCAAGGCTAGGAGATTCAGAGACGGCCAGAGCGGCTCCTGCCACCTGAAAGCCTCGTCAGCATACGCACGTGATCGAAACGTGCCGCTCGACAAAGATTCAGAATGTCAGGAGAAAGATGAGATGGGGGCGGAGGAACCATCAACGTCCTCTTGACCTCCACGATCACTCGAACACTCGGGTGGTCGTCAAACCACCCGCGAGACGATCGCGGAACCTCAAGAGGAAACCCACACTCGGTCCACCAACGATACACATCGCGGGGCCAGAGCCAGCCTAGACGAGGCCGGCACCGCCTGAACCGAGTATGGGCTAATAATGGCCTGTCCCGATCGACAGCCTCTTCCCGATAAGGATCACAATCAATGCCCTCGAAACGCCGAGCGACAAGAGAAGTGACAATATTGGAGGCACGATCGAACACTGGCCACCATTCGCGCGGCGGAGAATGATCGCGGGTGATCATCTCCGGCGATCGGGGTTCAGAAAACTTAACAACCTCAGGCTTCGACACCAAGGCCTGTCTGAACCACCGATGATGGCAGAGATTCTTGAAGAGAGCGCGCGGGATAGAAGAGGGGTCAACACCACGACGTGAAATTCGATGCCGAAGCGGCACGATGCAGTGTTCGAACAAGACCTCTCTCCTCAAGTGCGATCCCGCACTCACAAGAATCTCACTGAGAATGCATCCGGGGGAGTTGGATGGTTTGAGGAAGGATAAGACAGGTTTGGAAACAAACGAACGAGTACGCACAAAGAAGCTCTTAGAGTTCAGCTCAAGGTACTCGGCCGTCAAACCGGTCTTCTCCTCGTTCAAGACCATCCCTATATGGGTAAGGACTCGCTTCCAGGTGGAAAAAAAGAAAAGGTCCCCACCAAAAGCGATGTCATCGCCGTTAACGAGGCACACTCGTTCAGAACGGCTCCCCGTATAGTTCTCCCGGAGTTGATGGGCAATCTTCCACACAGCCTTGTTGATAAGACAAAGGATGGGGAAGGATAACTTGTTACCCATCATCTGGCCCCGGTAAATAGGGTGGCTCTTCCCCGAGCTAGACACCCATGCCAGATTCTCCGGGAGAAAACTCCCCAGAATGCACTCTCTCTCCTCCTCCGATAAGAAGGCGGATTTTGCGATAACCTGAGCAACTCTATAGGTTATATCCGGATGGAAATTGTCAGTCGCAGAGGAATAATCCCCGCTGATGAACACCTCCCCATCCCTCAAGTCGTCCGCAAGACGACACGCATCATCCTCCGAGAACTCCCCCCTCACGACCCACCGTAAGCTGTCATAAAGACAATCGTGAACCGGAGTGAGGAGCCTCTTCACACCTGCAGACTGGATTGTTACCACCCGTGACTTCCCCTTCGTCTTCGCGACGCCGAGTCTTAACCGATAGTCACGGAAATCCAGTTCATCCAACGGCACCGCAAGCGTACCTCCCATCGACCTGGGCTTCTCGAGACACCCGTTCTGATCTGGCATCAGGAACGCCTCTCGATAACCCTCCATCCGCTCTCCCCAATCGAACCCGGGCCGGCCCTTGCGCGGCCGGCGGTAGAGCATACGCTCTACCTCCGAGGCAATCCTTTCGATTGGGTCAGCGGCCCAAGATGCAGGGCCCACAGGCTGGACCGGGGTATCGCGACCCCGAATCCACTTCATCCGAGCCTGTGAGGAAGACTTCTTATCGCATGGTTTACATTCGCCATCAAAGAACCGATAACAGCTCTTCAACGCTTGCGACAGAGACCTACGCGAGGTCTCTGCGCTAACCACCGACAAGAGGGCAGCCCTCCTGCTGTCCAACTCCTCCCTCAATTCCTGGCAAGTCGCACCCGCAAAGCGGGGAAAGGAAGGCGCACACCCCTTGGGGAAGTACTGCGCCAACACCAGCGACCGAGCCGAATTGAGGGCTCTCCGTGTTGACCCAGCTGCATGGCAGCGGGCTCGACGCGGCAATGTGTTGTCGTAGAATGACATATTGCAGAGTCGACCACGTTGTTTATCGACGCGTG